TTTCACCATGCGCCCCATCCATGAGCCTAGGTACTGTGCCTGGGCCTCGGTGAACGGTGATTGTGGTTCTTGCTGTTGAGCCTGTTGTTGTTCCTGCTCCTGTTGCTGTTCATCATGGGCCGCTTCTTGTTCCTGGGTATCCATGCTTTCTTCGTCTGCCATAAAATCTTTCTCCTTTAGGTTACGGGCAATAAAAAAGCGGCTAAAATAGATGGAATAGGCACCTATTCTGCCGCTTGATTATTCGGTTGAACCGTCCCTGGTTAGCTATTCCAGGTTAGCCCGTTATTTTGATTTCTTCTTTTTAGTTTTTACTTCTCCTGCGTATGATTTGCCGTTCTTATAGCAAATATGCTGATATTTATTCTTACTGTGTGAGATCGTTCTGACCCGACCCCCGCTAGACACTCATCTGTCAAACGCCGCTGGCATCATTCACCCCTCTAACTTTTTGTAGTATAAACAGAATATTGCAAATAAACTGAAGCTTCATTTTAATCAAGTTTAGCCTCATGCATTTCGGGCATGTGCAGTTTGTTTCTTCACCGACTATCAAGTCCAGCACGCCCCTTCGGATTTCGACTTTCAGGTGGTCGAACAGAATGCTTCCCTGGCCAGCCATGAAATTCTGAAGCCGCTGGATCTTGCTTTTTCTCATGGCATTGATTCGGGGGATGTTTTCCGGCTTGTTTGGATCAATGCCCTGAAGATCACTGTCGAAAAAGTCTTCCCCGAACAATGTAAGCCATGTTATGTCTTCAAGCTTGTCGGTCATTAATACATCCTGCCTGATGTTGTTCGATCAATCGCCAATCGTCTAACGCTCTGTTCCTGGCCGCTCATTGGGAGTTGGTTCTGGTTGTTCGGCATACCGCCCTGAAGCATACGTTGCATCATGTTCAGGTTCCCGGCGTCGGATTGCGGTTCAAAGAAGTCTTCATCAAACATCGCCGCTTCCTTCGGCATGTCACGGTTGCGGAGAATGTTACCCCAAATGGTGTTTAATATTTTCGGTACGTTCGGGTTCTGCATCTGAGCCACGATCTGCATTAGTTGAATATCTTGCTGAATCTCAATTTCCTTTTGATGCTCCATTTTGACGGACGCAGCCGCCGGGATGTAACGATAAAAATCTTCCTTGCTGAATTTAGGATTCTCGCCCAGGATTGTGATGACGGTCTTTGGGTGCGCAAACTTTGAGACAAACCGCATATCCATCTGGGCGCTGGGGATAAGCATGGTTTTTTCAAACATCTTGACAAGGAAGTCTAATTTTCCTGCCGTCATCTGGGCATTCATTACGTTGGTTGTTGCAGTTTTTGATTGCGCAAGTCCCTGCATAGCGTTTGTGACTGTTGTGAGCTGGATTTCGTTGTCAAGGAGCGCGTGTTTCTGCCATGCATCACGGGTTATGTTAGATGGTTCCTTGAAGTATATACTTTCATTCGGGTTGCCGCCTACAAGCCATTTCTGAGCCGGAGCATACTGCATGGTGTCCCATTCCCAAAGTGCGTACTGGTTGACAATGACCGGCGGCATAAGGTTCTGCCAAATTTCGTCGAATGCGGCGTTAATGTTGTCGTTGATGGCGGTCTGGGTATCTTTGATTGGTTCGACCATGCCTATTGACTGGTGCCGTTCTGAATCGAAGAATATGTGCGTGTCTATGTAGTTAATTTCATTGTAGTTGTTTGGTTCAAAACGGATAAGGTAGCTGTGTTCGGATTCGGTGCCCTTGCACTTTGCGACCGTCACAACCATGTGTTTCATCTCGACTTTTGTGTCTTCCCCGTAGATTTCTTCCTTATCGTACACATACTGATAGCCGCCGTTCTTGTCCTGGATAACCGGGAGCTTCCCCACCCGCTCGAAGATTTCCACTTCTGCGTAGATATCGGATGTCGGTATTTCTTCCTGCCCGTCCATGCCTTTAAGGGTGTTATGGTCTTCTGCCAGGGTTGAAGAACCGGATATTGTAGCGTCTATCTTATCGAGATTGTAGTACAGGCCGGAATCGTACATTTCCTGAAGATCGGTTAGCGTGCGATGGATAACAAACCTGCCCTGCCTGCAACTCTGGGCTGGTTGAAGCAGCCAATCAACCACGATGTCTTTGTTGTTCACGGGGATGTTAAGCGGGAAGTCTTCGATGGGAGTAGTGTCTTTCAGTTCGATGTTGTATGGTTCGACTTCTATTTCGTTCCCGTTCTCGTCCGCCTGCATCGGGATCGGTATCTGAACATTCGTAATGCTGGTTTTAAGGTTTTGGTGCCAGGTCTTTTTGACATAGGAGACCCCGTTGAGCATGGCACGGAGGGATGCCATGACAACAACGAGAAAATATGGGATATGTGGTGAATTGTTGGAGAGTTGCATGGTATTCCAGAACTCGATAAGCTGTTCGCGTTGCCATGCGCCTTTTTTATCATAAGACCTGACACCAATTATGGGAGATGCGCCGAAAACTTTTTGTACGATGTACGGTATTGCGGTCCAAACCACCTGAAATACCTTGTTGATTACGAGGTTCGACTGCCAATCATAGTTCTTCTGTGGGCGCTTCCCGCGAAGCATTTGATACAATTCTTCGTATAAATCGTCCAAGTCGGACACGTACTGACGGCCCTTATCCCATTCGTCAAGCACCATCCGGCAAAGTTTTTCGTCCCAATCGATAATGTTTTTGGATTTTTTCTTAGGCGTAGTTGCTTTTTTGTTTTCGCTATAATCTGAACTCATACACTACAAATCCTTGAATAAATTGCCATTTAACGCTTCTCTGTACAAGAATCCAGCATAGTCTGAATCGAACTTACACGTATTTTTAAAAAAGATCAATAGTTTTTTTAAATCACCGCTATCGACAAAAGCTATCAGCATGTTCCTGATGTAATGATTCATTTCAGGATAGCCGACGAACGTACGGGTGTAGTTGTCCCGGTATTGTTGGGAATGGATTGAAAGTTTGTTGCCTGGGGCGTATAAGTCATCGGCCATTAATTAATCCAACTTTCTTTAATTTTTCTTCAAGTTTTTTCTCCGGAAATTTAAAATTATTCCAGCATAAATAAGATTCTATTCCAAGAACATCCAACAAGTCCCGATCATGTTCTATGAGCTTTTTTTTGTCAGATTCTACAAAAGCAATGAATAAATCAATTATTTTCAAATTATCTCCCCGTCACGCTTATCGGTTTACGCCGTGTCTGCATCGGCGGGTTTTCAAGCAGTCTTCTAGCGTGTAACAATCTGTTATCCTTCGCTAAACACTCCAACACCATGTTATCGTGCGAGTTTTTCTGTTGCGGCACGGGTTTCGGGTCGTTCACGGCTTTTGTTTGGGATGTTACGTACTCTCCATAGCGCCAGTTTGTAATGCTGCGGTTGAATTTCGGGCAAGTGTTCATGATCCAGAGGGTGGGGAGGCGGCGTTTCATACCCTTTTCGACGATGAAGTTGTTGAACGGTCTGCCGCATCTGACTGCGTTTTTGAACCGCTTAGATACCTCGTCACGTCCGCCAACGCCTTTCGTGTCCCATCCTTCGAAGTATGCCGGGGTCCCGAGGCCGGTATCACGGTGGATTGTGTGAATATATTGGTTAAGATCGTCCATTGCGCTTGAGTTATTGTTCGCCTGGACTTTTTTAGCAAGCTGGTCTATCAGGTTTAGTTTATAGATATAATCCCCTGATTTTCTTAACAATGCTTTTGCGATGTCCCAGGTGTTATATGAGTTCGGGCCGTCGATTGCGGGGTGAAACTCCTGCCACAGAAACCATTCGTCTTCCGGTGACGCCGACAACCATCCGATTGACCAGGGGGTGCGGGATTCGTGGTAGTCGATTCCGCGGGCATGAAGCCAGTTGTATGGAACGCCGTCGATGAAGTATTTATCCATCGGGATATAGCATATTTTCGGGTCGTAAGACTTGTGAATCATGCCGGATATCTGCTTGAACACCCCGTAGCGCCGGATCATAAGCTCGTCAGGATCCGTGATGTCTTCAAATAACCTATCAATCGTGTCAGGATCGAGGGTTGGGTTATCATCGGTGGCCATTTGAATGCAGGCGATGTTTGAACCTTTATTTGCTTCTGGTTCTTCGATGCGCGGCAGGCCTAGCTTGTTCTGGATTGTTTTTGTTCTATGTATGATTTCAGCCCGTTGCCAGATTTCATCAAAGGTGTACGAAAGAAGATTGGTTGGGGTCAGGCTGAATATTTCGTCGCCCGACTCGGCAAGCAACCTCATCTTGCATTCCCCGCGATGCCCCTTCGGGGTTTCCTCATCGTGCCACACGCTCGATAATTGAATCTTCCCCAAGTCCTGCATTTCCTGCTTGCTGGACCGAAACTCGAACACGCATTCATCGGAGTTTAAGCCGACCGGCCTCCAGACTACTAAGTTTTTCAAGCGTGCCGTGATATCTTTCTTGATCATTTCCGGCGGGATGAGTTTCTTTAATTCCAGGTATTGCGTGTTATCCTGTTCTTCCGCCGCCTCACTTTCAGGTAGAGACGATGACATGCACCTGATTTTCTTGGCTAATATATTCTTTTCCGGGATTGGATGAATGCCCAGAACCCGCATAACGTAGTGATGGGCGACCGAAGCGGTCTTGCCGGCCTGGTTGCCCGAGAAGAGTCCGATGGTTTTATGAGGCATGTCACGTAGGAATTGGGTGATCGGCGTGCCCTTGAACTTGATGAAGTATTGAAACCGGTTGACCCGTTCTTCGATTGACTCAACCTTTGCCGAGACTACGCTATTTGTCTTCGATTTTGCCATTCTTGGCCTTGTTTATCTCGGAATCCGGGTTTTTCCAGCAGAACCTCTTCTCATGCACGAACTTCCCGGTACGATTTTTCAGCACTTCTCCACAAAAGCTGCACTGCGCCCGCTTGTCCTCGTCCGCTTTCTTCAATAAACCCTTAATATCAAGTGTTTTACGAAAAGTGGAGCGTACAAACACGCACCCGCAGGACAAACATGCAAGCGTGACCGGCGTCATTTCATAAAAATTAACACCAATCTGCAAGCATTTCGGGCACTTTTCCTTGATATTGTCCTCAATGAACCGGCTGGCAATACGTCCCTTTACCGTGTACCCGTTGAACTCTATGTCGTAGTAATCATCGGCCATTACGGCTTCGTCTCCCCATCCAAAAACCACGGATAACCACTCAAACTCCCAACACCAACCTCCCCCATGTTCCTCACCGCAGCGTCTACCCGCTCACTGCACTCCCGAAACTGATACGCCAAGTCCCGCAACGTATCTAAATCTGCCGGAAACTTGCACACCAACGCTACACCCGCAGTTAAGTCCAACCGCAATACCAACGGACTGCCATCCACGTTAATCCGGCATAACTCCCTACACATCGGCTCACGATACTGAATGTTTACCACTGCTTAATTACCCCTTTTGACCTTCGTGTGTCGTGGGAAAAGATACTATATACACATGCGCCGGGACTCCTGCGTCCGCTCCCCCGGGCACCCCCGCGACCTCGATTCCTGCCTGTGTTCCGCAGGACAGTGAGTTATCCCCTGCCTCATAGATCAATTCAATTGCTCTATACTCCATTGAACTGACACCATAACATGCTAATATCATTGTATATCACATGATAGCGCATTATGACATACCCCCAAATATACCCCCATTACTTGTCGTTGCCCTCAGTTTCAGGGTCGATATCATACAGGCCGGCATCCTGTAGCAAGGTGACTACCTCCGGGGCAACAGCCATCCTACGGTTATCATTGTAGATATTCTGAATGAAAACCGACTGCGCATGAGAAGGCGCTATCCCCATGATTTTATGCCATTCCTTGATATTATCGCTACGGATCTTCTTGTCTGAGTCGAAGCACAGTTTCAGGAATTCGCGTCCGATACCTTTTGAAGCCGCTGCGTACATTTTATGGACGTTAGTGAGTAGGGATTTGATTTTATCGTCTGATAGGATTTGAGAGACTCTCGGCTGAGATATATTGAATTTATCGGCTATTTCATTAGTGGTTTTACCCTGCGCCCGCATTTTGGTTATGCATAAGTCCCTATAAGTTCTGCCTGGGTTATC